ATGGAAAACATCTGGCAGACCGTCAAGGACATCGCCGCGATACTCGGCGACATCGGCTCCGCGCTGGTCGGAATATCAACCGTCATCCTGATATTCATCCACCGGCCAAGCCGACACGGACGGCGCTGAAAACCGAGTCCCGGATTCTCTACCTATCCGGGACTCGGCCCCACCAGATTAACCCATGCGCACAATGAAGGACAAACTAATCAAAATCGCGTTCGCGGCAGGAATCGTGAGCCTGCTGCTCGGCGTCGGCGGCAAGGCCCTCCCGGCAGGCACGCTCGGATGCTTCGCCGGAATCCTCGCCCTCGCCTCCACGAAATGGGAGGACGGCGAATGACCACCGAATACCTGGGCGTCACCGACGTGGCCAAACGGCTCGGCATCAGCACGGCCGCAGTCAGCGCCTACAAGCTCCCCGAGCCGGACGCCACGATCGGCCGCACTCGCGGATGGCTCCCCGACACCATCGACCGATGGAACGCCAGTCGTCCCGGTCGCGGCGTCGGCGGAGGACGCCCACGCAAGAACAAGACCGAATAACAAGAAAAGCCCCTCCCCCAGCCTTGGCTGAGAGAGGGGCAACTTCGTATGGACTTAGCGGCAGCTTAACAGCTGTTAAGTCCGATACGAAGTTCTGTTAAGTGTTGTCGCTGATTTTGTGGCAACGCTTAATCTTTGTCGGAATCATCGTCCGGCTTGGTGGCCGTGAGCTGGCTCACGCCGATCAGAGCGCCGACGAAAACGCCGACGGCGTTGATGGTCGTGACGATCTCGCCGCAGTGAGGCAGTCCCCACTGCGGGCCGACCGCGCCGACCAGCCATGCGACGGCCGGCAGGGCGATCAGCGCGACCCACTTGAGGATCTCGTATGCCTTGTCGGGCAGCAGATAGTCGAGCTCAGTCTTGGTGTCCTTGTCCATTCCACACCTCCTTTATGTGTTGCAGGAACCGGCTCCACAACGCTTAATCGTGGAGCTGGAGTCCGGTCAGCGGAGCCGCTGGCCTGGGTAGATGGTGTACGGCGGGCGGATGCCGTTGCGCTGGGCCGCGGCGTACCAGCCGGTGCCGTAGATCTTCCACAGGCTCTCGCCTGCGCTGACCACGTGCGTGGACGAGTAGGTCGTGGACGGCGCGGAGACGGTGGACAAGCCGTAGTAGGTGATCGTCTGGCCGACGTAGATTCGGTTGATGTTGCCGGACGGCACGCGCCATGCGGAGGCCGGCTTGAGGCCGGTGCGCTCGGCGATGGCCGACACGGTGTCGCCGGAGCGGACCACGTAGGTGCGGGTCGTCGTGCGGGTCACGGTGGTCGGGCCGGGGTACGTCGAACCGGACAGGCGGCTGTTGACGATGTTCATCACCGCCTGGTAGTTGTCGCCGAGACGGGCCTGCCGATCGGCGCCGTTGCCGTAATCGCCGCGGATGACGGCGGTGGCCATGGCGTTCAGGTCGGCGGTGTTGGTCGTCCGTTTCTCCACGTGGACGTTCGGAGTGCCGGTGGATCCTCCGGTGGTGGAGCAGCCGGCGCGTTCGCCGCAGGCGATCTTGCGCCATGCCGTCCTGTCTCCGAAGAATCGGTCGAGGTCGAGCGGTCCATGTCCGTTGAGGTAGCCGGTGCTCGTGTACTGGAGCATGCCTTCGCCCTGCGATCCGGCGAGCCATGGGGAGTCCTGGTAGCCGGTCGCGTAGTTGTTGGCGTACTGGGCCGCCCACAGCATGCACTTGGCTCGGATGTCCGCCGGTATCTGGCCGACGAAGCCCTTGGAGCAGTAGACCACGGGCCACACTCCCGTGCGGGCGTGAACGCGGTAGACCCACGTCCGCACCCAGTTGCTGTTGCCCCACGCGGCGTTCTGGTAAGGCTCCCAGTCGAGGACGAGCATGGCCTTGCCGACGTATCCGGTGATGTGGTTGACGAAGTTGTCGGCCTCGGTCGTGGCGTCCATTCCGGACGCGTAGTCGTACAGGCCGAGCTCCTTGCCGGTGTTGACGGCGCCGGCCGCCTGCTGGCCCCAGCTGCCGTTGATGTACCAGCCCTGGTTGACCTTGACGATCGCGAAGTCGGCCGGAGCGACCTGCGTGATGTCCGGAGCCTGATAGCCGGACACGTCGTATCCGTTCAGGTCGGCCATCGCGGCGGGCGCCACGGCCATGGTGATGGCCATGACCACGCCGGTGACCGCCAGGCGGAAGCGTTTGAGCCACGGAGGCTTGTGCTTGCGCATTCATTTCCTTTCTCTAGAAACGGAAAGCCCCACGTTTTCACGTGGGGTTTCATAGCTGATGGCGTCACATGTGGGCGCCACGGTTGAAAAGCAGGACGAGCGCGGCGAGACCGATCCAGGCGATGACGAAGGTCATGCGTCCTCCACGGTCTCGGGCGCCACGTCGGCACGCAGCTCGTCCGGCAGGTGCGGTTTCGGATGCCGCTTGAGGAAATCGGGCTCGACGATCTCGCAGAACTGTTGCAACCAATGGAACAGCTGCCTCGTGTATGCGGCGAGCGCGAAGTATTTTCGCTGCTGGTCCTCCAGGTGCTGGATCTGCTCCTCCTGCGACTCGACCTGTTCCCTCAATGGCTTGATGACGGAATCGGTGAGGATGTCGCACGCCTTCGCGGCGATGTCCGCGGTGTCCTTGCGGCGGCTGGAGATGGCGCCGATGATGGCGCCCACTCCTCCACCGCCGATCAGGGCAACGATGAGAGACGTCCAGAATTCCGTGCTTGAAAAAAGCGGTGGCATCAATCCTCCCAAGGATCGAGCTTCGCCTGAACGTCGTCACGATATTTCTCGGGCACTTCGTCCAATTCCATGCGTCCGGCCTTGACGAGACGGACATACATGCGGACGGCTGCCGCGCGGTTGACTTTGGCCATGGTCACTCCTCCTTTCCGGATTTGTCTGTGTCGATGGAATCGATGTGGCCGGTGGTGGTCTTGTCATCGGCCACATCGGTGTCGGACGGCGTGTGGTTGGCCGAGTCATCTGCGGAATCATCGGTGGAGTCATCTGTGGAATCGTCGGCGAGGAGGTCGGCCAAAAGCTGGGCGTTGTCCAGTGAGGACTGCTCCAGCGCAGTGATGCGGTCGAGCACCGGCTGGGAGCTGGTGACGTCGCCTTCGAAGAGCATGTCGGCCTGCTCGACGGCCTCTTCTTCCAACAATGGGAGCACCTGATAGGATTCGATGGCCGTCCATTCGCTCCATGCCGGCGTCTGGTCGGTGGCCTCGTGGGTGACCTGCTTGATGTTCTTGCGGATACGGATGTCGGCCGTTCCGTCTCCTCGGGCGTGGTAGTCGAGCTCCTGCAATTGCTCGGAGGATGATACCTTCTGGATCATTGTGTTGTCCTTCCTGTTTTGGCGGCGGAGACCACGTGTCTCGCCTGGTGGAAAATCCTGTCGATGTCGTGGCGGCGGCGGAATGTCACGGAATCCGAGTGGTAGAGCCATCCGTAGTAGCTGATGCATTTGCGCGCCATGGCCATGGTCATCGGACGTTTCGCGGCGCGGGCGTATGCGCGTTCGGCTCGGAGGAATATGGCCGGTCTGACTCCGGTGCGGCACGGACGGAACGTGTAGCCGACCATGTCTATCGGCTCCGCTCCGATGTGTTTGACGTTCCAGGTCGGGTGGATCTCGAGATGCAGCCGGTCACGCAGGAAGCGGTGGAGTCGTTTGACCGCGATGGTCAGGTCGCGTTTCGACCGGCCGATGAGCAGTATGTCGTCGGCATAGAACAGCACGTGGGTGACGAGACGGCGCCGTATCTCCTCGCCTTGCCTCCTGCGGCTTCGTCTGATAGCGAAGAGAGACCCCTCGGCGTAATGCCATGCCGCGGAAAGGTAATAGTTCGCGAGCCATTGCGAGAGGTACGAGCCTATGTTCAGGCCGCGGTCTCCGCGGTATTGGTCGACGAGTGTGAAGACGAGCCGCAGCAGACGCCTGTCGCCGACGTCATGGGCGAGCATCCTTTTGAGCACGGCACGGTCGATCGACGGATAGCATTTGACGACGTCGAGTTTGACGAAGACCCTGCTGTCGCGCTCCCTCACCCATTTTCTGATGGCCTTGCGTGCGTCGTTGATGCCGCGGCCTGGGATGCTGGCCGTCTGCCACCTGCCTATCTTCGCGCGGAACAGCGGCATGAGCGCGCGGGCCGCGACGTAGTCGTGGATCTGATGCTCGATGGTCTCCCTGCCGATGATCCTGACCTTGCCGCTGATCGGCTCGACGTGCCGGTGGTATGTGATCGGCGGGAGGTGGAATTCGCCGGTCCGGATGTCGTCGGCGACCTCGCGGGCGAATCGGTCGAGGTCCGGATGGCGTTCGAGGAATCGTCTGGCGTCCCTTCTGTGGCCTTTGCCTTTGAGGCAGGCGTCGATGCATTCCCGGACGAACGCCGGATCGGTGACCGGCACGTGTTTGCAGTAGGTTTTGATTTTCGTGTCCTTTTCAAGCTATGGGGACAATGGGCGGCTTTCGATGTGTCTACCGGTCGCCTTCTCGGTTTGATTTTCGGAACTGGCCGGGGCTGTGCCTCCTCGCTTCCCGTGCGGGAGGTAGTCGTGGCGGAATGATTGTTTTTTGCTGTCCTCATGGGCGGCCGCCGTAGTTCCACCACGTGTTCGAGAGCGTGTTCCTGCAGTTCGAGCAGAACAGGCCGCAGTGCGAACCGTCGTTGAGATTGCCGCCGCGGTGGAGCGGAGACGGATGGAACCTCCGGTGGTGTCGTCACGAATCCCCTGATGGTTCGGCGGGGCGAGTGGAGGGGGCGTCGCCCCCTCGCTTCGCTCACCCCCACCGGATTCGGGCTACGCCCTCGTCCGGCCGAGGGTGGATAGGCGGCCGCCGCAGTACCACCACGCGTTCGAGAGCGAGTCCCGGCAGCTCGAGCAGAACAGGCCGCAGCGCGAACCGTCGTCGAGATCGCCGCCGCGGAGGAGCTCGTGGAGTCCGGGATTGCTGATCGGGTTGATGAGCGTCGCGTCGGACAGGCCGCTGGTGCTGGTGCCTCCCCACTCTGTCGGGATGGTCATACCGTGGGAGAAGGTGAAGCCCTTGGCGTACTGCCAGTTGTTGTTGGTCTTGTCGGTGACGGCCGGGAAGTCGCCGAGGTGGACGTAGTCGGAGGTGATGGCCGACTTGGACGCCTTGGTCACGTCGAAGACCTTCCAGATCTCGGTGTGGCCGGCTGTATCGGAGTCCTTGATGTTGTTGAGGATGACGTCGGATTCGACCTCGTAGACGCCGGTGAAGATCTCGATGCCCTGGATGCGGATGGGCTGGTGGCTGCGCGGGATCGCGTCGGTGGCGTATCCGTCGGTGCCGAGCACGCCGTCGGTGGCGCCGGTCGGCCATGGCATCTGGGTGACGTGCATGGCGGTCGTGGTCGTGAATTTGCTGCCGGCCACGTTGATGGCGGTGGTGACGGAGTCCACGACGGTCTTGGACAGGACCTTCCGCCAGGATGCCGCCTCTCCGACCTTCGGGTCTCCTCGGTCGGTGCCCGAGCCGACGGAAATATAGGAGCCGACGTCGATGTATTGCGCGTCGGTCGTCTTGACGAGCGCTCTGGTGACGTTGGCTTCGGCCTTGCTGATGGTGATCTGCCCGTTGCCTCCGAAGTCTCCGCCGAGGGTGTTCTCGATGTTGCGGTCGGCGTATTTGAGCATGTGCATGAGCTGGACGTACCAGGTGTCGGCCACGGTCTTGCCGCTCCAGCCCTTGCCCTTCTTCGTGGCCTGATCGATGCAGCCGTTCTGCGAGCCGAAGGCGGTGGACGTCTGCTTGCCGGTGAAGGAGTGCGGGATGCCGGAGCCGTCGCACCATGCGCGGTATTTGGCGAACAGCATGCACGGGCGGAGGGTTCCGTCTGGGAGCATGGCACCGGGCATGGGCACGAAGCCGTCGTATTGGACGCCGCTGTAGCTGAGGGTCATGTACTGGGAGTCGAGCTGCAGGCGGTAGAAGCCCGTGGCGGTCATGACGAGCGCGTCGCCATGCGAGCCGTCGGCGGACCATGTGCCGGCCTTGTCCTTGATGGCCGTGACGAACGGATTGCCGGCGTCGTCGACGCCTCCGTTGACGTCCCACACGCGGAAGGCCGGAAGGGAGCGGTAGTCGTCGCGGCCGCTCACGGTGTTGGTGGACGGGACGATGGACAGGCCCGCGTTGTCGTCGAGTTTCACGCCCTGCGTGCTGTTGGACGTGGTCCAGAGCGGGAACCGGACGGTATAGATGTTCGGGTCCGCGTGGGCCGCGAAGTATTCCGCGAGATTGGTTACGCGCCCCGTCGACGCGTCGTATTTGAAATTTGCGCCGTCCTTGGACTTCTGCGCGCGTTCCAGCCGGACGTAATCGCCCAGACGGATCACTTTGTCTGCATTCACCATTTACGTTCCTTTCTACTCAGGCGTTGATGGCATCGACGGCCCAGTCGATGTCGGATTGGTCGATGTCGGACAGCGGATTCCCCGCGTTCGGAATCAGCGTGGCCGGGTCGACGGTGACGAGGTCGGCGAAGTTGACTGGATTGGCGCTGTCTGGCACGTCGAAGGTGACCTTGAATTCGTGCTGTGTTCCGGCGCCGACATGCAGCTGGTAGGCCCAGTCCTTTCCGGTCGGCGGAAGATTCAGTGTGATGGTGCCGTGCTGGTCGAGCGCTGTCTTGAGCGGTTCGTCGACCACGATCTTTTTGGTGGCGGTGGCGAAGCGGCTTGTGGGCGTGACGCTGATCGAGTCGTTGGCCAGGTCGACGATGCCGTTGGCGTCGAGTTTGCCGATGTCGATTTTGACTTGTGTCATTGTTCCTCCTTGTTTTCGGTGGCGTTGAGCCTTTTCATGGCTTCGGAGAGTTGGGCGCGCAGGATGGCGTTCTGTTTCGCTAGGTCGGCGAGCTGGCGTGCGAGGTCGTCGATGACGGTGTTGGCGTCCGCTGTGATTTCCATTGGTGTCCCTTTCGTCAGTCGGAGGCGGTCATCGTGTCGATGCGGGTGACGTTCCGCAGGTCGGCGAGCGCGATGTTTTGTGTGATGTGTGTGGTGATGTCTTCGAGTGTGGTGGTGTCTGGGTTGTTGTTGGTGATGGTGGCTCGGATGCCGCGGGTGTCGTTTTGCCAGATTTCGCCGTTGTCGGTGCTGTAGGTGTAGCGGAGGCCGAGTCGGTAGAGTTCGGCTTTCATGCTGTCTTTGGGGGGTCGGAGGTCGAGGATGTTTTGTGTGGTGCCGGACATGGTTTTCCTTTCGGGTTTAGAGGGTGTACATCATGAAGACGCTGACCCACCATGCGTCGTTGGTTTGGCGGACGCCGACGCGGAGGTGGCCGCGTAGGTAGTTGCCGTCGCCGTTGATGCCGGTGGTGTTGCTGGGGCTGGTGTTGCCTGGTATGAATGCGCCGCCGTAGAGGCCGTTGTTGAAGACGCAGGGGACGTTGAGGCCGATTTTTGGGATGAATTCGGTTTTGAAGTATCCGATGTCCCAGTAGTCGCCGGATTGGAATGTGACGCTTTTTCGGTCTGCGCGTTGCAGTTCGAGTTGCATGTAGCAGGTGTTGCCTATGACGGTCATATGGCTTCGGGGGTCTTTGCCGCTGTCGCCGCAGTAGGCTGTCCATCCGCTGGCGGGGACGAACCAGTCGTTGAGGTCGGTGTAGATGACTGGGTCGATGCGGATGCCGTTGACGTAGATGCCGAGGCCGCCGACCTGACGCGCCCAGCCGTCGCTGCCGTTGACGTCGATGCGTCCTGCCTCCATGACGACGCGGGACGCGCCGCTGTTGTATCTGACCACGCTGAGCTCGCTGTTGTCGGGGTTGATGCCGATGTTGAGCCGCCTGTAGGCTCCCGGGTCCGGCTGGTCGGTGTTGAAACCGTGGGATTGGCCTTGGACGTACCATGCGACCGCTTTGGAGTCGTGGCATTCGAGGAGGCCGTAGACGCTGCCGTCGTCGGTGGTGGTGTTGCGCATCTCCAATCGCGGTCCGGACAGGGCGGTGGCGAAGCTGCCGGCGAGCATGTTGGCCTTGCCGTTCAGATGCACGGTGTTCTCGCCTTGGTCGTCCCAGAAGTCGAGAGCCCCGCCCGTGAGCTTGAATCCGACCTTGTCCGAGGTGCTGGACTGGATTTTCGTGCCGGTGATCGTGCCGCCGGCGATCGTGCCGCCTTCGAGGATTGGCGCGGTGATGCGGCCGTTGGTCATGACCGGACCATCCATTTTGACGCTGCCATCGGTCTTCAGGGTGAATTTGGCGTTGCCGGCCTGGTCATAGCCGATGAGACCGCCGGAGGTGAGCTTGACGCCGCGGTTGGCATCCGAAGTGGTCTGGACGATGGCGCCGGTCACGGTGGCGCCCGAGATTGAGCCTCCGGACTGCACCGCGCCTTTGATGCTCAGGACGCCGGTGGAGACCGAATATGCGAGGCCGGTGCCGAGATACATGCCGCTCGCGTTGAATTTGATGTGCGCGGAGGACGGATCCTCGCTGTCTCGGAATTCGGATCCGATGATGGTGGCTCCGCGGGCGGTGCCGGTGAAGGTTTTGGCGTTCGCGTCGATGTCCTTGCGTGCCTGCGCGAGGTCGTCGGAGACCTTGCCGACCTGTGTGTCCGTGTCCGTCTTCGCGGCGGCGAGGATTTCCGACGCGCTGTCGGCAAGGTCCTTTTGGGAGACGACGGGCGCGATGATGATGGTCGCGTGGTCGGACTCCTCGGAGGCGTTCGGGGCGGGCAGGCCGTCGGCGTCGTGGGCGCAGTCGTAGGCGACGGCCCAGATCTCGACCACATCGCCGACCGGCAGGATGCCGGTGGTGATCTCCCCCCTGCCGCGCAGCGCGCCAAGGTCGATGGTCTTCCCCGTGCTGTCAGGCTTCGCGAAGAGCTCCACGTGGTCGAAGTCGGCGGGGATGCCGCCTTCGAGCTCGCCGTCCCATCTGGCGCACGCGACCTCCAATGAGGATGTGGCGGACACGCCGATCGGACGGCCGGGAGGGGTCGTGTCCCCGACGAACGGGATGAGGCCGCCGACGCCGGGCATGGGCTCGGCCACTCCGCCTCCGAGCCATGTCTGCGTGCCGTCGCCGTTGTCCACGGCGATGGTGCCGGTCAGGCAGGTCGAATGCGAGCCGGCCTTGGCGTATGCGGCGCTGGCCAGGGCAAGTGCGAGGGAGTCGTCGGCCGGTCTGATCTCCATGTGACTGGCCATGGTGCCTCCTTAGTCGAATGGTTCGGCGATCGGGTCGAATTTGAGGGTGACCTTGCCGGTCTGGTCTCCGCTCATCTGCATGAGCCTCATGGTGGTGACGCCGTCCGGCCAGTCCGGGAATCCGTCGATGGCGACGTCGAAGGTCTCCCCCGGCCAGAAGCTGCCGAGCGGATGCAATGGCAGGCCGTTGGCATCCACGTCGTTGGCGTCCATCTCGCCGGACAGTTGGCAGAGCGGCCGCCGGTTGGCGAGCATCGCGGCGTTCGCGGCCGAGGAGAGCAGTTCCCAGGTCTTCGCGTCCGACGCGCTGAGCATGGTCTCGCGCAATGGCCATGGGTCCTCGCGTCTGGTCAGGGAGAGGTCTTCGGCCAAAGCGCACATGGTGCCACTGTCCGCGCCGGATCCCGTGGCATAGACGCGCATGATGGGCGCGCACCTGTCGATCTTGATGTTCTCCAGAGTGCCGCCCTGCGGATGGCAGGAGAGGCTGAGCCGCCTGTCCTGGTTGAGGTGGACGTCTCCGTCACTGCCGGCGAGGAAACGGAAGCGGATGTGCTGCGAATCCGCCAGGTACGGCCTGAATTGCATGTCGGGGCCGCCGTCCGCGTCGGCGATGTTCTTGAGGATGTCCGAACACTTGTGGCTGCCGATGTTCGAGTCCTGGTATTCCGCGACGGTCTGGCGCGGCAGGATGGTTTTGTGCGGGCCGTCCGTCGACGTAGTGCTTCCCGTCTGCTTGCCGTCCGCGTCGAACATGAACACCACGGTGGTGGTGGTCACGGTCCGCTCGCTGTAATCGGTGTGGTTTTTGGTGACGGTCTTCTTGGTGACGGTGGTCTGCGCCGTGGTGATGGTCTTGGTCGTCGTATGCTGCTTGGTCACTGTCCCCTTGCGCGTCTGGTAACTGTACGGCTTGGTTTCGGCGACCTGCTTGGTCCGCTTCGACACGTGCTGTTCAGTGATGGTGCTGGTGTCGCCGTCCACCACGGTCTCGACGTAGCCATCGGCCAAGGTCTCGCGTCTCTTGGATTTGGTCTTGGCCGCGGTCTTGTCCTCCGTCGCGCCGTCGGACGGCAGACTGTGCGTGCCGACCTCGTTGAGATAAGGCAGGTCGATCGGCAACGAGCCGCCAGGCTTCGTCTCGGTGCATTGGCGGATCACCTCGCACGCCAACGCGCGCCAGCTGAGGTTCCCGAACCGGTATTTCTGCGTGCTGGTGTGGTTCGCGCCGGTGCCGAACGCCCCCTCGTGGACGAGATACCGGTCCTCGAGCATGCCGAACATGCTGATGACCGGCACGCTGACGTCATGCCAGCTTGACGTGCGCACACCCAGCGCGCCGGCCAGAATCGGCGTGCCCAATGAGGACGGGTCGTCCATCGGCGAGCGCCAGAAGAGTGCGAGTCCGCGTTTGTATGGTTGGAGTGCCGATGCGCGGGCGGCCGGGGTTTCGCCGGGGATTTCGGTCCATGGGAATTCGAGGCCGCTGATGGTGTCGTCTCCGAGGCCTTTGTCTTTGGTGGTGGTGAATGAGCAGTCGGAGACGGTCATGGACCAGGAGAAGCTGGGGATGTCGATTTCCTGTGCCAGTTGGCCGGTCTGGGCGTCGTAGAGGAAGGCTCGCCAGCTCATATGACGGGTCCCCTGTCCCAGATGATGAAGCGGCGGCCGCACCATAGGGCGTCCTTGTTGTCTTGGGATGGGTTGTAGTGGAAGACGGGTGCGGATCCGTTTTGGAGCCACGTGCGCAGCCTTGCGGTGTGGCGTCCGGCGGCCACGGCGGCGATGTAAGAGGTCTCGTGTGTCTGCCATGCGCCGTAGCTGACGAAGTTGGCGCAGGAGTGGTCGAGGTCCTTGCCGTCGAGCTGGAATCCGATGGCCCATTCGCACCGGTGCGACATGTCGCTCCAGGAGGTCGCGCCGGCGGAGCTCAGATTGGTTTTGAACTGGAATTCGACCATCCTGTCGGTCGGCAGGGTGAAGTCGATGGGCTGTTCGAAATAGTATTTTTTGACGGTCGGATCGCCCGTCATGTCACGACGGTCCCAGTTCTCGCCGAGTTTTCCGAGACTGGAGCCGTATGGTAGGGCGTAGTCCGGCGTCCACATCTGGGTGGCGCTGGCCGTCGAGGTCGCGCCGGCCGGCATGCGCATCTTGCGGAGCATGGTGCAGCCGGCGGGTATCGTCGGTTCGGCCGGGTTCGCGCTTGGCGTGCCTTGGGTGACGCCTAGGGTGACGTAATTGTCGGAATCCTTGTATTCGAGCTGGTTGTGCGCGCAGATCCAGACGATGTCGATGCGCGGGTTTGATGGGTCTCCGGCGGACACGGCCGGGGTCTGGCCTCCCTCGTGGTAGGCGATGGTCTTGCCGTCGCTGTCACCACGCGAGCAGACGGCCACTCCCGCGCCGACGTTGTACCGCAGGTCGTTCCTGCCGGTGACGTTCAACCCGTCGATGATGCCGCAGTTGGCGAACTGGGCGCCGAGGATTCGACGGTGGACGAGCGGTGTCACGCCGATGTTGCTGGTGTTCGGTGCGATGCCCAATGCAACAGTGCTCATTGCTACTCCTTACATGTATGTGTCACGTACCGCGCAGTCGACGAATCCGCCGCCGAGGCTGCTCAGGACGACGTTGATGGATCCGTCTGCTGGGACGGTGGGGAATCCGCGTTCGTCGAGCGTTCGGCTCACGTCCTGTCCTCCGATCGAGGCGGTGCGTGTGCGCGTGTCGAGGACGAGTGGCACGTCGTTGACGGGCTGTGTGCAGTGGATGGACTGTTGGAGTCCGGGGAAGTCGAGTCTCACGCCGTCTGGCATGGGCCCGTTGACGGTGAAGACGGGATAGGCGCGGCTGGATCCCTGGTTGGTAAGGACGCCGACGTTGGTGCCGGAGCCTTCGGCCTTGAGGCCGTATGAGAGCGGGTATCTGAGTCCCGTGCGGTTGGCGCCGTAGTTGAGGCCGCCGCCTGCCATGCTGACGTGTTGGGCGGTGAGCTGGATCCGACGAGCTCCGGCCGCGACTCGCTCCGGCCGCTCGAACACGAGCGTGATGTCGCCGCTGAGGTTCTGCCAGAGGGGATTCTGGATCTTCTGCTCGAGCGACCGGCTGTAGTAGCCTCCGACGCATTGCGTGTCCTGTCCCTGGTCGGTGACGCGGCAGGCGACGAGGCCATGGACGGCCCGGTCGAGTTGGGCGAGCAGGCCGAGCGCCTCCTGCCGGTCTCCGGCGATGACTCGGTAGCCGACGGTCACGACTCGCGCCGCGTAGAGGATGTCGGATTCGGCGATGTCGTGGCCGCCGTCCCCCTGTCCCCTGGCGGTGACGGTGATCTTAGGATCCGGCGTCGCGTACCATCCGGCGATGCCGGTCAGCGCGATGCCGGGCCCTTGGAAGTCGCCATCGCCGTGGAGGGTGACGCTCGACCCGTTCGCGGTGAGTGTGACGTCTGACATCAGCGAGCGCTCCTTACTGCCGCGCTGGCGGTGCGGCCGATGATGGTGCCTGTCACGCTTGGCTGTTGCGTGGTGACGATCCTCATAGGCATGTTGACGGTGGTGGCGCCCGCGTCTGCTGGCATTTCGACTTTGACGACGATCGGCATGTCGCGAGAGGTAGAGAACACCTCACGCGGGATTTTCATCTCGTTCAAAGCACGCATAGTGGCGACGCCGTAATAATTGGTCGCGGCGGCGTTTTCGACGAATTCACCGGAGGACAGGGCAGCGTTCAGGAGTTGGACCGAATCGCTCATGCCGTTTCCGGCCGCCCACGTCGGACTGATATAGCCGTCGAAGATGCCGCCTGTGGCGAATCGGTCGAAATGCCCGTCTGTGAACATTCCGCCCGTGTAGGCTCTGTCCTTCTTCGTGCGCTCGGTGACCGTGAAGGACTTGTCGGCGATTTTGAAGTTGTTGATGGACTGGAGCACCGGTGTGGCCTGGTCGTTGACCGAGGCGGTGGCCTTCTTGTCCTTGAGTTTCTTGGCGTTGACTGCGTCGACCTTCGGTCCGGCCTTGTCGGTCGAATCGAGCGTGTTGCGCTTGTTGGTCAGCTTCTTCGCGTTCGCGGCGTTCGTCTTCGGCGTGGCCTTGTCCGTGGAGTCCAAGGTGTTGCGCTTGTTGGTCAGCTTCTTGGAGTTGGCCTTGTCGACCTTCGGCGAGGCGTTGTCCTTGGCGTCGAGCTTGGCCGTGGCCTTCTTGCCGTCGAGCTTGTTGACATTCGCGGAGGCCGTCTTAGCTTTTTTGGACGCCTTGTCGGTCGCATCGAGGGTCGCCTTGACGTGGGTCTTGTTGAAGGCCTGCATCATCTTCTGCGCCTTCTTGGCGCTGGCCGTGGCCTTCTTCGCGTCGGCGTCCAGCGTGGCCTTCGCGTCGATCTCGTGGAACTTGCCGAGGCTCGTCTTGGCGTCCTTGGTCTTCTTCTTGGCCTTGGAATCGTCAACGTCGAGCTTCGCCTTGTTGTCGCGGGCGGCTTTTTCGATTGATGTGATGCTGGACTGGATGTGAGACGAGCTCAAGCCCCAGCGGTCGGCGAGGTCGTTGGCGGCCTGCGCGCTCATGCCGGACGCTTCGGCCTGTCGGATGACCGCTTCGCGGGCGTCCTGCAGCACCACTCTGGCGCGATTGAGTTCGCCGTTGGAGAAGTTGGTGTTCTCGCCCTGCTTGAGGATCTTCTCGGCGGCGTTCTGCGCGCTGCTGGCGATGTCCTCGAGGGCCTGCTTGGTCTTCGTGCCTTTCTCGGAGAATTTGTCGAGCAGGTTGCCGTACTGGTCGAAGACCACACCATTGTCCTTGCAGGTGTCCGACAGCTGGCCGATCTTCTGGTTGAGCTGGTCGACCGCCTCGTCGGCGGTGAGGTTGTTGGATTCGAGTCCGAAGAGCGATTTGACGAGTCCGTCGATTTCCTCGGCCGCGTCCTTGGCGCTGCTTCCGAGATCCTTGTTGGCGCTGGCGGCCTGCTTGGCGGAGGAGGCGCTCTTGCCATCGGCGCCCACGGCATCATTCGCGGCCTTCGTCTTTTCCTT